CTTTGCTGATATGTTAAACAAGTTTTCTACAGATCCAGTTGGCACAATATTTGAAATGTTAGGTGACGGCCTTGGCAAGGTATGGGAAAACAAAGGCATTGTAGCATCAGTAGTTGGTGGTATTGCTGCATTATTTGCTGCAAAAGCAGTAGTAGGTGCTCTTTCAGGTGCATTTAAAAGTGCAATTAGCGGAACAGTTTCTAATGTTGCTGGCAAAATATTCAGTGGCGGAGATGCAGCAGGCGGTGGTGGTACACCTAAAGCACCAAAAGGTAAACCAGGAGCAGCTGGCGGCAGAGCAGGCGCACAAATTGGTAACTTTGTAGGACAAATGGGTGCAGGCGTAATGAAAGGCGCTGCTGCCGGTTTAAAAGCATTTGCTAATCCTCAGATATTAGTAGGAGCCGGTATACTTGCAGGTGCTATTACAGCAGTAGGTGCAGGTATAGCAGGCGCTGCATGGTTATTAGGTAAGTCGTTACCTACATTTGTAGACGGATTAAAATCATTCGAAGATATAAATGGTCAAGCATTGCTAGATGTATCATTGGGTATGACTGCATTAGCAGGGGCAATGGCTGCATTTGGTGCAGGATCAGCAGTTGCTGGCTTAGGTACAATGGTAGGTGGAATTACCGAAGGCATTGGGAAATTATTTGGTGCTGATGATCCGTTAACACAACTAGAAAAATTTAGTGCAGCAAATGTTGATGCTGCAAAGGTAAAAGCAAATGCAGAAGCTCTAGTTGCATTTAGCGGAGCAATGGCTATTGCAGCAGGTGGCACAGCAGTAGAAGGACTAGGAACATTAGTTAGTGGCATAGCTGGCGGCATTGGTAGCTTATTCGGTGGCAAAGATACTGTTGATATACTAGGTGATATGGAGAAGTTTACCGCAGTAACTATTGACAAAACTATTGTGCAAAACAATGCAGAAGCCCTAACTTCGTTTAGTAAAGCAATGGCACTTGCAGGTGCTGCTTCTGCTGTAGAAGGACTAGGCACACTTGTAAGCGGAATAGCAGGCGGCATTGGTAGCTTATTTGGAGCAGAAGATCCACTTACACAATTAATATCGTTTAGTGCTCAAACAATTGATAAAACCATAGTTCAAAATAATGCAGAAGCAATGGCAGCGTTTAGCACAGCAATGAGTAGTGTTGTACAAATGCCAGCATCAGGTATTTTTAGTAGTCTTAGCACTGCAATATCTGGACTGTTTGGAGCAGAAACACCATTTGAACAATTAGTGAGCTTTGGAAATCTTGCAGTTAATACAGCAGGTGTTACAGCAAATGCAAAAGCAATGGCTGATTTTAGCACAGCGATGAGCGGTGTTGTAATGATGCCGTCACAAGGTGTATTTTCTAGTTTTGCAAGTGCGCTGTCTGGATTGTTTGGCGGTGATACTCCGTTTGATCAACTTGCAGAGTTTGGCGCATTAGATATTGATGCAGAAGGTGTTAAAACTAATGCAGAAGCAATGAATTCTATGAGTACTGCATTGCAAGGATTTGCATCTCTAAGCGAAATTGAAATAAACAAAAACTTGTCAAATAGGCTATCTGATTTAGCTGCCGTGCCTGATTTGACTGCATTCGCTGATAACATAAAACAATTAAGCGGTGCAGGAACTATAGACGGTGTAACAGCGCTGAATTCACTTGACACAGCGGGCGTTTTGTCGTATACTACAGCTATGGAGAACTTGGTTGAAGTCCTAAAAGAACTTAATGATGAATTATCTAAAGATAATAAAGTTGGGTTTGGTTCAGGCACTAACGCAGGTGACGTTGTAAGTAAAATGGATACAATTGGCGGTGGCAGCAGCGGGTCACAAATGAGCGATCAGCAGCTTAATAGGTTAAATACTACGCTTGATGCTGTTAAGACAATATTAGAAGAAAATAGAGATTACAATCAGGCTACTGCTAAGGCAGTTAAGAATGGTGATCTACAATTAGGATTATAAGATGAGTTGGAAAAAACATTTTACACCTGTTACATCAGGACATATTAACGGAGGTGGATACGGTCCGTTAGGCGGTCCACGTAATGGTAGTGAACCAGGACCAGCTCGTTCTAATTATTCGTCTTATCTACCAGATGTTTATGTTGGTACACCGAATCGTGTAGAACGATACGGTCAATACAATACAATGGATTTAGATTCAGAAGTAAATGCAGCATTAGATATTTTAGCAGAATTTTGTACACAAAAACACGACGAGACGCATTTAAGTTTCAACATGAATTTTAATACAAAAGCAACAAACTCAGAAATTACAATTCTAGAACAATATCTAAAACAGTGGACAAAACTACAAAAATTTGAAACAAGACTATTTCGTATCATGCGTAACTTATTCAAATACGGAGATGCGTTTTTTGTAAGAGATCCAGAAACTAAAAAATGGTTTCATGTTGATCCTGCTAATGTTGTAAGAATAATCGTTAACGAATCAGAAGGTAAAACACCTGAGCAGTATGTAATTAAAGACTTTAATTTAAATTTTAAAGACATGGTTGCTACAACACCTTTCCAAACACAAGGTAATAGTACAGGTCCACAAGGAAATTATATTACTGGCGGTTCTAGAGGAATGACAGGAACTGTTGCTAGATCTAGCGGCAGTAGATTCCAAGAAGGCGAAGGCGAAGTTTCTGTTGATGCGGAAAATGTTATACATCTTTCATTATCGGAAGGATTAGATCAAAACTATCCTTTTGGTAATTCATTATTAGAAACTATTTTCAAAGTATACAAACAAAAAGAATTACTCGAAGATGCAATTATTATCTATCGAGTACAACGTGCGCCAGAGCGCAGAGTATTCTACGTTGATGTGGGCAACATGCCATCACACCTTGCTATGCAGTTTGTGGAGCGTGTAAAAACGGAAATACATCAAAGACGAATCCCATCCAAGACAGGTGGTGGTACAAATGTCATAGACTCATCATATAATCCACTGTCAATCAACGAAGACTACTTCTTTCCACAGACTGCTGAAGGACGTGGATCTAAAGTTGAAACACTACCAGGCGGAACTAACCTAGGAGAAATTGATGATCTTAGATACTTTACTAATAAGCTCGTACGCGGTTTACGAATCCCTTCAAGCTACTTGCCTACAGGCGCTGACGATTCAGCTTCGCAGTACAATGATGGACGAGTCGGCACTGCTTACATACAAGAATTAAGATTTAATGAATATTGCAAAAGACTCCAAGGTTTAGTTGGTGAAGAATTTAATCAAGAATTTAAACGTTACCTTTTAGAAAAGGGTGTTAATGTTGATGTTGGTATGTTTGATTTAGAATTCCAACCTCCGCAAAACTTTGCTGCATACAGACAAAGCGAAGTTGATAATGCTCGTATTCCTACTTTCCAAACAATGAGTGCTATACCATTTGTTTCAAATCGATTTGCAATGAAGCGTTTCTTAGGAATGACCGATCAAGAGATTGCAGAAAACGAACGTCTATGGCGCGAAGAAAATGAAGAGAATCTTGAAATGCCAGAAACAGATGCAAGTGGCGAAATGCGCGGTGCAGGCATTAGTAGTGCAGGCATTGACGATGACTTAGGTGGTGGAGAAGAAGAAATTCCAGATGCAGACGGTGCTATAGATGGAGGTGCAGGAGAAGGACCTTCAACAGTAACAGGTGATGATACTACATCAACACCGCCAACAACGGACCAAACGGTATAAATACATTATGATACTACGTGAACTATATTACTTTGACAAAGACACACTTGAGACAAATGATGAAAAGCATCTTGACCTAGCTGCCGACGAAAGCCAATTAGAAAAAGATGATACACGTAAAACACGTTTGACATTACGTCAAATTAATAAAATGCGTAAAGCAAGTGAATATCATAACGACGAGAAAGTAAAAGAATTAGATTTCATTCGTCAAATGTATGGCGTTGCTGCCAATGCTGAAGCAGCTATATAATTTTTAAAATATATATTATATGACTATTGCATTTGTTGTAGGTAACGGTGTTAGCCGATCTCCTATTGATCTTACAGAATTACAAAAACACGGACCTGTATATGCTTGCAATGCAGTTTATAGAGATTTTAAACCTGATTATTTAATTGCAGTAGATCCAAAAATGGTTATAGAAATATGCCATTCTAATTATCATGTATATAATAAAGTCTGGACAAATCCAAATAAACGTTATAGCGAATTCAAACGTTTAAATTATTTTAATCCTAGCAAAGGTTGGAGTAGTGGTCCAACAGCTTTACATTTAGCAAGCGAACATGGGCATGAAAAGATATACATATTAGGATTTGATTATTCGGGATTAGAGAATAATACAATTGTAAATAACATTTTTTCAGGTACAAAAAACTATAAACCTACAGACGGAAAAGCAACTTACTACGGAAATTGGGTAAGACAAACTAGAAGTGTAATAACAAATAATGAAAAAATTTCCTATATTAGAGTTATAGCACCAGATAATTTAGATCCTCCACAACTAAATAATTGCAACTACAAAACAGAAGAAATTCACATTTTCCTTCAAAATTTGCAAAACGGCTCGTTTTGAGCCTATTTTCGCGCATGTTTTCTTATAAATAGTAAATACATTGACAGCCTAGCCATAGGTACATACATTTATAGGAGATTATAATGTCAGATACAAATAAGTTCGAAGAAATGCTCGAGCGCCTTGTAAACGAAGATCGTGCAGGTGCTGAAGAGTTATTCCACGAGATTGTGGTAGAAAAATCAAGAGATATTTACGAGCAGCTACTTTCAGAGGAAGCTGACGAAGAAGTAGATGAAACTACAGATGAAGAAGTAGATGAAGCTACAGATGAAGAAGTCGATGAGTCAGATGAAGACCTAGACGAAGCAACAGATGAAGAAGTCGATGAGTCAGACGAAGACCTAGACGAAGCAACAGATGAAGAAGTCGATGAGTCAGACGAAGACCTAGACGAATTTATGGAGCCAGCACTAGAAGCAGATCCAACAGACGACATGATGGGTGATCTAGCTGCTATGGGCGATGATGAGCCAGGTGACGAAGAAGGTGACGCAGAAGGTGGAGCAGAAGCTGCACTTGACGACCTAGAAGCAGCATTAGACGCATTAAAAGATGAGTTTGCAGCTATGATGGGCGACGGCGGTGACGACGATGCAGAAGAGCCAGAAATGGACATGGATGCAGACGATGACGAAGCTGAAGAAGAAGCAGTAGCTTTTGAAGCAGACGAAGAAGTCGAAGAAGCAGCAGACGAAGAAGTTGAAGAAGTTGCTAAATCACCAACAGAACAAATGCGTGAATATGTAGAAAAAATCGGTGGCGACCAGTACCAAGCATATGGTAAAATGGGCGACAACGGCGCAAATACAAAATCACCAGTTGCAGGTAAAAACGACATGGGCGGCACAGCATCAAATATGACACAAGCTAAAGATAACGAAGCTGGTGCGCATGATGGATTAGGTGACATGAATTCGAAAGAAGAAAATGCAGGCAACGTAAACGTACCGGGCGGTAAAGCAGCAAAAGCTGGTAAATCAGAGCCAGGACACGGTGCAGAGAAAAAAGCCACAGGCGACAACGGACAAAACAAAAAGTCGACTATTGGTTCTTAATTAAGGAGTTTAGGAATGATGAACTTACGAGAGAACTTGACATTCGACCAGGCAAGGATTGTTGTCGAGTCTGCTAACGAAGGTAAGGACCTTTTTATGAAGGGAATTATTATTCAAGGCGGGATACGCAATGCGAATCAGCGTGTATATCCTGTAAATGAAATTGGCAGGGCTGTCAAAACTCTCAATGATCAAATAAGTGGAGGATATAGTGTTCTCGGTGAAGTTGATCATCCTGAAGGACTTAATATTAACTTAGATCGTGTTAGTCATATGATATCCGAAACATGGATGGACGATGCAAACGGTTATGGTAAGTTAAAAATTCTACCAACCCCTATGGGACAGTTAGTGAAAACAATGCTTGAAGCAGATGTTAAATTAGGTGTCTCCTCTAGGGGCTCTGGTAACGTAAGAGAAGATGGGTCCGGTGAAGTATCGGACTTTGAAATAATCACTGTGGACGTTGTGGCACAACCAAGCGCCCCTGGTGCATATCCAACACCAATCTATGAGCATTTAATGAACGCTCGCGGAGGATATAAGGCATACGAATTAGCTCAGGCAACAAGAAACGACGACAAGGCACAAAAGTATCTTAAGGAATCACTGATTAATATAATCAGTAAACTCCAATAAACTAGGAGAATGTAATGATAGATGCACTAAAAACACTTTTTGAAAACGATGTTGTTTCAGCAGATATCAGAGCTCAGATTGAAGAAGCATGGGAAGCAAAAATTCAAGAGAATAAACTTGCTGCTACTGCCGAGTTACGTGAAGAGTTTGCTCAAAAATACGAGCATGACAAATCCGTAATGGTTGAAGCAATAGACACTATGATTTCTGAAAAACTTTCAGAAGAAATTGCCGAGTTTGCAGATGATCGCAAACAATTAGCAGAAGCAAAAGCAAAATATGCTGTTGCAATGCGTGAAAATGCAAATTTATTAAAAGGATTTGTAATGTCACAACTAGGCAAAGAAGTGAATGAATTACACACTGATCAAGTTAGAATGGCAGAAAATTTTGCTAAACTTGAAGAGTTTGTAGTTGAAGCTCTAGCTAAAGAAATAGCTGAATTTGATGAAGATAAAAAGGACTTAGCTGAAACTAAAGTGCGCCTCATCCGCGAAGGTAAAGCTCATATTAACAAAGTTAAATCTAAATTCATTGAACGCAGTGCTAAAATGGTATCAGAAACAGTACAGTCAACTCTTGCAAAAGAGATTACTGCACTGAAAGAAGATATTGATAGCGCACGTGAAAACGACTTTGGTCGTAAATTATTCGAAGCGTTTGCTTCTGAATATAGCACAAGTTATCTGAATGAAAAGTCAGAGACATCAAAGCTGCTAAAAGTTGTTGAAATTAAAGAAAAACAACTTGCAGAAGCAAAGGTTGCAGCAGATAATGCTGCAAAGCTAGTTGAAACAAAAGAAGCAGAGAAATCTGCACTAGTTGAATCAGCTACAAGAAAAGATATTCTAAACGAATTGGTTGCACCACTAGGTAAAAACCAGCGTGAGATTATGACAGACTTACTGGAATCAGTTCAAACGGCGAAGTTAAGATCATCGTTCGACAAATACCTACCGTCAGTGATTGACAGTAAAGCTCCAGCGAAGCAGAAGGCACAATTAAAAGAAGGCAAAGAAATTACAGGCAATAAAACTAACGTTAGTTCACAAGCAGACGTAAATGATGGAAACGTTGTTGACATCAAGCGTTTAGCTGGATTAAATTAATAGGAGAAAATTATGTCAGAACTACTAGAAAGTCGCTGGCAGGAAACTAAAACCGCTCTTGTTGAAGGTTTAACTGGAAACAAGAAAGCTGTAATGGAAAGCACTTTAGAAAATACACGCAAGTATCTTTCAGAAAGTGCAACAGCTGGTGCTACTTCTGCCGGTAATGTCGCAACACTTAACCGTGTTATCCTACCAGTCATTCGTCGTGTGATGCCAACAGTCATCGCAAACGAACTAGTTGGCGTACAGCCAATGACAGGACCAGTGGGTCAGATCCACACACTACGTGTACGTTATGCTGATGGCAATAACGGCGCAACAGCAGGTGAAGAGGCTCTAAGCCCATTCAAGATTGCTGAATCTTACTCAGGTGAGCCAAGTTCAGGCGGCGCACCAAGTTCAACAGGATCAATGGAAGGTGAAGCTGGTAACAGACTAAGCATCCAGATCTTGAAACAAACTGTCGAAGCAAAGACACGCAAGCTATCAGCTCGCTGGACTTTTGAGGCAGCACAAGATGCACAAGCACAGCATGGCATCGATATTGAAGCTGAAATCATGGCAGCCTTAGCACAAGAAATTACTGCTGAGATTGACCAAGAAGTACTAGCTTCACTACGTGCATTAGCAGGAAACGCAACACAGACTTATGATCAAGCTGCTGTTTCAGGCACAGCAACATTTGTTGGTGACGAACATGCTGCATTAGCAGTACAAGTCAACAAAGTTGCAAACGAGATTGCTCAGCGTACACGCAGAGGCGCAGGTAACTATGCAGTGGTTAGCCCATTTGCATTAACAATCCTACAGTCTGCAACTACATCAGCATTTGCTCGTACAACTGAAGGCGCATTTGAAGCACCTACAAACACAAAATTCGTTGGAACACTAAACAACGCAATGAAAGTGTATGTAGATTCATATGCAGCAGACGGCACAGATGTACTTATTGGTTACAAAGGATCAAGCGAGTCAGACGCACCAGCGTTCTACTGCCCATATATCCCGCTAATGAGTTCAGGTGTTGTACTTGATCCAGGTTCATTCGAGCCAGTAGTGTCATTCATGACACGTTATGGCTACGTTGAGCTATCAAACACAGCGTCATCGCTTGGTAACGCAGCTGACTACCTAGGTAAAGTTGCTATTACTAACGGTAACGTATCTTTTAGCTAAGTTATAACTTATAAACTTTAAAATAGGCGCTACGGCGCCTATTTTTATGACTTTTTTCTTATTTGATAAATACATATGTCAATGAGCACCCTTAAAGGGGACTTATGCTGAAACCACAGCGTAGACCTAGAACGTCAAAGGAGAAAAAAATGGGACGTCCAATTAATAAAAGA